CGCGGTTCTGCGAGACAAGTGAGTGTTTGAGTTGTCTGGCCGAGCCTCGCGTGAGGTTGTTCGGCTCGGGTTGGTCTTGTGCTGGTGATGGCAACCCATTCGCATGGACCAGACCAGCAACCCGATGACTAGACCTTACCTGAGCCATCCCAGTAACGCAAGCGTTAGCGGGTGGGATTCGGGATTGCATGAGAGGGTGAACGGCTGTACGTTGGGCGACGGCGGCGGGGGACAGATGTGCAGCGGGAGCCGAGTCGGCGACGAGTGGACCGACACAGATCCAGACGGCGACAGCAGTCAGCCGATGGACAGACCGACAGTGGCCGGCGGGAGCAGCAGACCGACAGCGACAGCGACAGGCGGAGCCGTGAGATATGTCCGGCGATGGCAGACGGTCAGCCCGCGCCCGCGCACACACCAACCCCGATGCTGCCACCACCTGCACTGCGTTGGCCGAGACGATGGCAGCGGCAGGTGGTGCAGGAGGAGCAGCAGCACGAAGGAAGCGGCAGCGGCTGGTTCGTCAGCATTCGGTCGAGTCAATCGCGTAAAAACGGAACCCGACCCCCCCCTTCGCTCCGTCCACCCCACCCATATAAGTCCTGTTCACCGCCACACGGAAATGGGTTCCCCTTGACTGCTCCCGCCCGATGTAGACAATCGTGTCATGAGCAAGTGTAAGGACTGCGGTCTGGATCTGGAGGACTGGGAGGTCGGTCTTCTGTGTGAGGGCTGTACTGAGAACCTTGAAGCTCGTTGGAAGCGGGGGTCTGGCAGTGGCAGAGACGACGACTGAGTTCACTGAGCGGGTAAAGGGCGAGGGTCGTTTCGACCAGTTCAAGGCTTTCCGCAAGGCGATGGAGGGTCGTGGTGCAGGGAAGAAGGAGTCATGGGAGCAAGCTGCCATCCAGTTTGGCTGGGAGGCTCCGGCTGTAGTGGCAGGGAAGGGCAAGCGTTCGTCCCCGATAGTGCCATCTGAAGACGCGGGGATTGACGTATTCGCTGGCAAGACGAGCAATCTCCGTTCGGACTACCAGTGGGTGTACGAGAATGTTGCGGTTGGCGGGATATCGGCGTCTGACGCGCCGAGTGCTGGTGCTTGGGGGCTGTTGCAGTTTGCTCGTGACGATCCCCGCAGCTTTTACACTGAGTGGATGAGGATGGTGTCCCGCTCAGAGGACGTTGACAAGCAAATGGAGGCTTTCAAGGACGATGCCCGCAGCACCGTTGCTGACATCCGAGCTATGCTTGACGAGTTCCGATCTGCCACTGTACCGGACGGTGCCGAAGTCGTTTGACGACAACTTGGCGTACCGTGCGGAGGTGTGGGATCGTTCTTCGTCGGATCGCGACTATCAGGCCGCGTTGTGGAAGGCTTGTTCTCGCGACCTGTTGTATTACATCAACACGTTCTGCTGGACGTACGACCCCCGCAAGATCTCTGACGGGAAGAGTCCCAAGCTGCCGTTCATCACGTGGGAGTATCAGGACGACTGCCTGTACGCGATGAACGAGAAGATCGGCCAGTCTGACGTACTGATCGAGAAGAGCCGGGACATGGGTGCAAGCTGGTTGTGCCTGACGCTGTTTCACTGGCGTTGGATGTTCCGTCCCTTGGAGAGCTACTTGATGGTGAGCCGCAAGGAGTCCCTTGTGGACGGGAGTGGGGATTCGCTGTTCGCCCACATCGACTTCCTGCTGAAGGGGTTACCGTTGTGGATGATCCCCAAGCACCGCCGGAACAAGCTGAAGCTGATGAACTTGGACAACGGCACGAAGCTGGAGGGTGAGAGTACAACGGACAACATTGGTCGTGGCGGTCGTAGGACGGCGATGCTGATTGACGAGTTCGCTGCTTTCGAGCAGGGCGGTTGGGACGTATTGAGTGCTACGGCTGACAACACCAACTGCCGGATCTTCAACAGCACCCCTTCTGGCACGGGAAACGCTTTCTATGCCCAGCGAGAGAAGGGTACTGCCCGTCTTCGCATGCACTGGACATTGCACCCGGAGAAGGGTGAGGGCCAGTACGTTGACGAAGATGGCAAGGCCCGTTCTCCGTGGTACGACGGTGAGGTGTCCCGCCGAGCGAGTGCGGTGGAGATCGCCACCCAGTTGGACATCGACTATCAGGGTTCCGACTACCCGTTCTTCGACCCGGATACGCTCAGGCAGTTGATTGACGAGTTCTCCAGTCCCCCGAAGTACAAGGGCACGTTGATGGCCGACGCGGTGGGTGAGCCGGAATTCGTCAACGATGGCGAAGGCTTCCTCAAAGTCTGGTGCGACTTGGATGATGACATGCGTCCAAGGAGTGACCGGGACTACGTGATCGGGGTGGACGTGTCGCAGGGAACGCAGGCTAGTGACACGGTTTTCAGCGTGGGTGACAGGTTGAGCGGCGAGAAGGTTGCCGAATGGGCGGATAATCGGACTCCAACCTACAGGGCAGCCTTCATTTGCGTAGCTCTTGCCAACATGTTCAAAGCCGATGGCGGACGTGGCGCGTATATCATCTGGGAAGCGACAGGGCCGGGACGAACTTTCGGCAGGGCCATTGTCGATGAGATGAGGTACGGAAACGTGTACTTCCACACAGACGATCTGCGGATGACGAAAAAGATGTCGGACAAACCGGGATGGTTCTCGACTCAGGAGGCCAAGAAGGATCTACTGGCTCATTACAGGCACTCGTTGTTCAATAAGCACTTCATCAATCCTTCGGAGAGGGCACTGATCGAAGCGAGTGAATACGTGTTTCTGGCGAGCGGAAAAATCGAACACAGTGGCGCGGCGCATAGTATTGACCCCAGTAACCGGGGAAGTGGTCACGGGGACAGGGTGATTGCCGATGCGTTGTGTGCGAAGATTGTCACTCAGACTAGGGTCGAGTTGAAGGAGAAACCTGTGGAGGGTCCGGCTGTCGGATCTATGGCATGGCGTCGTGCCGGTCGTCGTGATGTCCTTGATGAACACGAGGTTTGGGAAGGGTGGCGAGAACACTGATATGAATCCAAACAACGCAAAGCACCTGAGACGGTTCCGTACCGCGATGAATTCCGCCCGTAAGCGGCTGGGTCCATTTCGGAAGCGTCACCGCCAGTTGACCGAGCAGTACGTCGGCACCGAGTATTCCGAGAACGGTGCAAGGCTACCGGTCCCGATCAACATGATCGAGCTTGCAACCAACATCTACGAACGCCAACTCGTGGCCCGGCCCCCGGCGGTGCTGGTCACTACGAGATCCGAACAGCACCGACCGGCTGGCGTGAAGTTCGAGAAGGTGATCAACGACAAGCTGCGTCAGCTTCGGGTGCATGATGCACTCCGTTCTGCGGTCAAGTCGTCGATGTACTCGATGGGTATCGTCAAAGTCGGTGCGCATGTGATCGACCAGTACGAGTACAAGAATTACGTCTTCGAGAAGACTGAGCCGTTCGTGCAGCCGGTGCTGATTGACGACTGGGTGCATGATATGCGTGCGTTGCGGTTGCAGGACGTTGCCTATTCTGGCAACAGGTTCCGCATGGGTCTGGAGGATGCTCAGGAGAATCCCGAGTTTGTCCGGGCGAGACGGCAGAAGTTGCAGTCGATGGAGCGCAGGGTCCACAACGAGGATGGCCGCAGCAGGATTTCCACGATCTCGCAGGGAGAGAGTGACTGGGAGGAGGAGTACGAGGAACAGGTTGAGCTTTGGGAGATCTTCCTGCCCAAGGAGCAATTGCTGGTCACCCTCTCGGAGGACGAGGACGCCCCGCCGCTGAAGGTGGTTGACTGGGAAGGACCGGAGCGTGGTCCGTTCCACATGCTCTGGTTCAACGAGGTTGATGGCAACTCGATGCCACTGGCTCCGGGTATGCTCTGGCAGGGATTGCACGAGACAATCAACGCCCTGTACCGAAAGATCGAGCGGGAAGCGGCACGATCCAAGAAGGTGGGCTTGGTCAGGAGCCAGAACACCGAGGATGCCGAGCGAATCAGAATGCTCAGTGATGGCGAGATCGGTGTGGTTGATAACCCGGACGCCGTCATGGAGAAGGCTTTTGGCGGAATCGACCAGAGAAGTTTCGCCTTCATGCTCCAGAGCAAGGATCTGTTCAGTTGGTTGAGCGGGAACCTTGACGCACTGGGTGGACTGGGGCCGCAAGCAGGCACGCTTGGTCAGGACCGACTGCTGTTCGCCAGTGCCAACCAGCGGATTGCGGGTATGCAGGACCGGGTGATGGAATTCACACGTGACGTGATCAAGGACATGTCGTATTGGTTGTGGGAGGAGCCTCTGGAGAGTTATCCGGTGACACTGGAGTTCCCCGAGTTGGACCCGATAGAAGATGAGTTGACCCCCGAGGAGCGTGATAGTCACGCGGTCTTTGAGCATGAGATGGAGATCGAACCGTACTCGATGCAGCACATGTCTCCCGGCGAGAGGTTGCAGAACATCAACCAGATCGTGACCGGGATCATCATGCCATCCATGCCGCTCCTCAAGGAGCAGGGTCTGGGTGTTGACATGGGTAAGATGATGGAGATGTACGCGAGATATTCCAACCTGCCTGAGTTGAACGATTTGATCGTGACGCAGGAGGAGATGCAGACCGGGCTTCAGGGTGGAGAAAATCAACAGCAGGGTGGGGGTGGCAACGGACAGGGGAGGCAATCGCCGGTGACGCACCGGACAAACGAGCGGATCAGCAGTCCGGGTCCGGCCAGCCGAGCTAACGCAGACATGTCGATGATAAGCGAGCTTATGGGAGCCAATCCCGGTCGAGCCGAGGACACCGCATCAGCAGCAGGGAATAGGGGTTAGAACATGCCACCGCAGGCCGCTCAGTTAAAACGAAGTAGAGAGGCAATGGCGTCGAGCCGGAGACAGATCCGTGCCAATGTCGCCAGACCACCGCAACGTCCTGCCGGGGGACAACAGCCGGACTTGTCCGGTCTGGCTCCGCTGATTGCACCGCTCTTCGGGGCGGGTATGACACAGAGGATGACAGAGGGAGACGGAGGACTACAGAATACATTGGGGGGTGTGAAGAAGAAGAAAAAGAAGAACCCTCTCGACCCAAGCCAACTCGATGACATGGCAACGTATCCCCAAGAACTGGGGGTTCTCGGACAACAGCAGGAAACTCCGTTGATGCCCCAATCGGGAGGCGGGTATCCGTCGATGCCCATGCCAGCACCGAGTTTCGGGATGGGCATGCAACCACAACAGAATGTTGGTACGCAGCCTCGCAGGACGCAGCAGTACGCATAGGGAAACATCATGGAAAAAGCACAAGCGGGAATGCAGGATCACATGCTGGCTCTGACCGAGCTTCGTCAGTACGTCCGCGCGGAACAGAACCGGCCAGTCCTTGGTGCTTCGCGTCAAAACCAACAGCAGGGCGGGGGTCCGGGCATGGGGAACCTTGGCTCGCTTTTGTCCTCGCTCATGGGCGGGCAGGCTGCTGGCGGTGCAGGCGGCGGCGGCGGTCAGGAGATGATGCAGAAGTTGATGCCGCAGGTAGCTGGCGGTGTGCCCGGTGGAGGGATGCCGCAGCAGGGAGTGGACCCAGCCGGTCAGGAACAGGAGGGGGTCCACATCCCCGGTTCCAAACGTAAACGCCGACGACGCAAGGGTGGCATGGTCCCGATGCCGGGAATGGGGAATTATCCAGCACTTATGGGAGGAGCGGGGTTCTAATGTCCGTTACTTACAAGATCAACGGTAAAACCATCTCCAGAGAGGAGTTCGTCAAGGACTCCACGAGTGCTGGCAACATTCGACGCTCTTGGGAGTCCAAGAACCTGATCGTCAGCGAGGGTGCTGCCGTTCACCCCAAGGATCGGGCGAGAGCCGAGGAGATTGCTACACAGCACGGTGTTCCCACGCATTTCGATGGCGAAGGGCGTCCGACGTTCACCAGCCTGAGACACCAAACCAAGTATTTGCGCAGCATTGGAATGCACAACCACGACGGTATCCACTGAACCGATCTTGACACGGCGCAACTGATACAGACAATTCTGTCAGGGAGAGAATCATGCCAAAGGTAGGAAAGACCGAGTTCCCATACACACCTTCAGGTCGCAAGCGCGCGAGGCAGGCGGCTCGGAAGAGGGGGATGCCGGTGGTTCACGCCAAGAAGTCGGCTACGAAGTCGGCAAAGAAGCCCTCCAGTAAAAAGCGGAGCTACTGATGCCTGAAGAACAAGCGGAACTGAGCCAAATGGAAGAGATCAAGGAAGAGATTGTCGAGGAGGAACCTATCTATGCCCCTCCTCCTGAAGAGATGGTTGAAGAAAGTGTCGAGGAGTCAGCCCCGGAAACCAGTTCGGCGTGGAGAAACGATCATTACGCTCTGGGTCAGGCTGTTGGGCTGACGCGGGATGAGGTCGAGGCGTTTGGAAACCCCGATGCGTTTGATCGTGTTGTGCAGAAGTTTGTCACCGCTCACGAGCAGATGACGGGAGAAGCACCAGACCTGACTGCCTCACGCCAGTTCGAGGGTGGAGACGGAGAGCCTGCCCGTTTGCCTACCGCACAACCACAAGCCGAACAGGAACTGGAAAAGTTCGAGTTTGAGGACGAAGACGATTACGATGACGG